GATTGCGGTGAAAGCTTCCTTTACTGGAAACTTGCCATTAAATATGCGGCAACACATCTCCGCAGTTCTGATTTTGTCGTCGAACATGTCGGGAGTGGCGACGTTCCATGTGAATATCCCAGTATTGGGATCGTAGCTTACAAACTTCCTGATGCGATCAATGTCCATTTCAACCCTCAAGTGGTAGACCATTTGAGTGTACCACATACTCGGAAGGAAGCAAGACATGTGCGCTGACACCGTCACAACCAATTACTCCTTGGTCAAACCGGAGGTTGGAGCCTCTGCTGACACATGGGGCGCCAAGATCAATACGAACCTAGACAGCGTTGACACGCTTCTAGCCCGCCCCAAGGCTTTGGATGGAACGGTCGGCGCGCCCGCGTATACCTTCTCTGCCGACCTCAACACAGGGATGTATCGGTCAGGCGCTGACCTCCTGAGCTTCGCCACAGGCGGGGTTGAGAGCCTTAGAGTTGCCAACAGCAGCCTCGTAATCCCGTGCGGAACGAGCGACGGTTCCGTCGTTCTGGGCGCTGGCCGAACGGCAGACAGCAACGTCCACTACAACCTCGTCGGGGACACGACATACACTTCCTATGGTATGCGGCTGGCCCGAAACGCTGGGGCGAACGGAGTTACAAGTCTAAACCATCGCGGAACCGGCAACTTGAGCTTGATCGCGCAGGAAGCAGCCCCGATTGTCTTCTACAACGCTAACTCCGAGAGTGGGCGCTTCGATCTTAACGGACGTTTTCTGGTTGGTCGCAACTCTTATGGCGGTGCAGACAACGTAGTCGGCACGCAGATTACGGATACGGGAAACAACTTTACAACCTCAACTACAAACCATGTAATGAACCGCATCACCTCTGATGGCGCGATCATTCAATTCCGCCGCCAGAACACTGCAGTCGGCAGCATCTCCGTCACTGGCTCCGCTACGACCTACGCGACATCATCGGAGATGTGTTGCCGCATATTTAATGGCAAGTTTCCAGGAAAGGAAGCTTTCACCGCAATCAACGGCAACGGGTACAAGAGCGCCGTCATTATGGGGCATAGGACTGCCGCGCATAGGATCGCTTGGATTGTGCATCACGGCGTTATCCCAGACAACATCGATCACATTAATGGCGTCAGAACTGACAATCGGATATCCAACCTCAGATCCGTTACAAAAGCTGAAAACGCCAAGAACATGCGGCTTTCGCGACGGAACTCTTCGGGACAAGTTGGTGTCAGGTTTCATGGCAAAAGAAACAAATGGTCCGCAGACATACGGGTCGACAGAAAGTTGATTTTCCTTGGACGGTTCGCAACAATTGACGAAGCCATCTCCGCTCGAAAGAGCGCAGAGGCTAAGTTCTTTTTCCATGAAAATCATGGGGGCTAACGCAGTCATCGCATCCTCATGCGCAGCGGGGAGCCAAACCGGGCAGCAGCGGTTTCATTTTCGATTTCATCCATCGCCTGAGCCAACAGTCCGGCCCACAGAGCAATGCGCGCATCATCCTTAAGGTACGGCGCAGTATGCACTAAAGATCCATAAAGATAAACGTCCGGGTTATTGGTCAACAGCCAGTTGGTGTCATCGTCCGCCGAAAGCGCCGTGACCTTGGCGTAGTAGGTGATTTCGCCCGTGTAGGACGTGCTGGGCGTCGGGAACAACTCGATGTCGGTCCCGTTGTGGGCGAAGTAAACGGGCGCGTCCGTCGTATTGTCGATGGCTGTGCGATACCGCGTCAGGTCGTCCATGCTGATCTGGGTCAGCACCCTGATCGGGTTGGCGTCCATCGTGATGCGGATCGTCTCCAGCCAATCGGCCGGCAAAGCTTCGAACTGCGCGTCGATCGTCAGGCTGCCCCGGGTGATCTGGCGGTGCGAGCGGATCTTGCGGTTGAACTGCGCCTGGGCCAGCGAGACAAACTGCGGGATGACCGAGGTTAGATCCTGCCTGTCTAACGTGTCTGCGATGGCCGTTTTCAGCGTGCCGAAGTTTGTGATGCTCATTTCTTCTTCGCCTCATTGCGGGCCGAAATGGCCTTGGCTTTAGCCTTCGCGTCGGACTTGCTGGACGCACCCCACGCCTGCAGAGATTTCAGCAGGCGCGTGGGTTCGCCCTTTTCGTCCTTCTCCGGCCCCGGCATGCCGCCCATGCGCGCGAGGAAGGATGCGCGGCGCGGGTTGTCGCCAGCCTTCACTGGGGCTTTAAGGTTCATGCCCTCGGCCTTGGCGGACGCCCGCCCCTTGGCGTTCAGGCCGCCGGACTTGAGGTTCTTCCCCTCGTTGCGCTGCCAGGCCGGGGTTTTCATCAATCTTCTTCCATCTCGTAGTCCTTGCGCTCCCACGCAATGCAGGACCGCAGGTTGTGGCAGATAAATTCGAACCGATGGCAGTATCCGCGCCCGCCTGCACCCTCGTCAAACTGGTTGAACGGGATGCGGTCCATCGCTTCCATCATTTCCGGCGTGTTGTTGTAGTATTCGCAATTGGCGCACATCTGGCGGCGGGCTTCGGCCTCGTCGATATCCCAAATGTCGGCCATGTCAGCCCAATACGCCTTGTTCGCGCCAGGCTTTTCGCTGGGCACAGACGGGCCAAGCTTCCAGTTGCGGATGGTCGCCTTGGTGTTGCGCTCGTTGTCAGCGGGTCCGACAATGCGCGGAGTTTCGTCATAGATTTCCTTGACGAGTTCCTTCATTTCTTCTTCGCCTTTCCTGCCTGGCTCAACGCGATGGCGATGGCCTGCTTGCGCGACTTGACCATCGGCGCCTTCTTCGGTCCCTTGGGGTCAACGCCAGCGTGCAGCGTGCCCTTCTTGAACTCTGACATGGTGCGGGAGACTTTGGCGTCGGCTTTGGTTGGCTTTTTCATTGTGTCATTTCCAAAAGCCCCATCGGGCGTGGCATGGGTCTAGGCGATGTAACGCGCTGCGTGCCGTAGGTTCCGGTGGTCGGAAGCGGCGAGCCCGTTAAATCCTCGTATCTCGCACGGATTTTCGGAATATAATCCTGCGATTGCACCGGCAGGCTATCGAACTGGCCGTTCCACTGCAGCGCGTTTGTCGGGCCCCAGTTGTAGGCAGCCAGCGCGCGATCCATGTCTCCGCCCGTCAGATCAATCATGGCGCGCAGATAATCGTCGCCCATCAGGTAACTGATATCTGGGTCGAACAACAATCCCTGTGCAGTGGCTGGCGTGCGGTCAGGAAAGTCATATCCCCGATCTTGCGCGCGATCGAAAACGTTCCGCACGTCATCGCGCGGCTTTATCGCGGTGTCTGGCATCATCTGCGTCAGGCCAGCGGCGCCAACGTCCGAGACAGCCATGGGGTCATTATTGCTCTCAGCGTAGATCAAAGCATCCAGCAATGACTTCAAGTCAAATTGATCTGCCATGCGCTCGCCCCTTCGTTGCCGCTACCCTATCACGTTATAGGATACCTTTCAAACCCCTGCGCAGGGGCGTCTTCCAGTCGTCCTCAACGGGCCGATAGCCGACGAACAGATACCGAGCACTGTCGGCGCAGTGCGAGTTATGGTCATGCCTGGGCCGCGATCGCCACGTCTTGGAGCGCTCGTCCCAATCCCGCTGATACTGCCGCAGCGCCTCGGCAAACCGGATCAGCTTGCTATCGATGAACGTGCGCGCCAGCCCGTTGCGCACAGCCTGAATGCCATCCTCGATCGGGATATTCGGGGCGATGATGATGTTCCGCAGGCCAAGGCCCTCAAGCGTCTCGACCCGGGACAAACCGCTGCCAAGTTCGCGCACACGGGCGTCATGCGGCAGGACGTGGGCCAGGTAGGTGTAGGGCTTCTCGGACATCAGGCGGGCGTAATGGGCCAGCCCGTGGCCGCTGTCCTCGATGTGGTCGATGATGCGGACTTCGTTGCCGACGAACTGCGCGAAGATGATTGAGGTGGAGTCGTCCATCCCTAGGTCCCAGGCCGTCACAACGCCAACCTGCGGCTCCGGGATGATGTTCCTGATCCGACCATCGGCGGTCAGTTGCTTCATCTCCTTGCCGTAGTAGGCCCCGATGATGGCCGCCTCGAAGCTGCACTCGAACTCCTGGTCATACCGGTCCGGGCCAATGGTCTTCAGCGCGTCGTTCAGTTCGATCTGCGGGATAACGAGCGTCTCTGATGCCGGCAGGACAAGCGTGAACCAATTATCGTCGCGCGTGGCCTTGTCGTAGATCTCCCAGAACTCGTTCTTACCCTTCGGTGTGCCGATGAACGTGGCACGTCCCTGCCGATCAGCCAGTGCTGGGCGGATGACGGTCGGCCAGGCGTTCGCCGGGAAGTCTGCGGGCTCGTCCAGCACAACGTCATCGAAATACAGGCCGCGCATCGAGTCGTAGTTGTCAGCGCCAAACAGGCGCAAGCGCGCACCGTTCGGGAAGTCGGCCCGCAGTTCGCTTTCGTTGTAGGACATACCAGGGATCGGCGCGGTGAATTGCTTGATGTAGTCCCAGCTGATCGCCTTGGCCTGGTTGTAGTATGGCGCGATGTAGCCGCAGCGCACGTTCTCGCGGGGCGTCGTGATGGCGGCCCGGATCAGGTCATTGATCGCGCCCACGGTTTTTCCAAACCGGCGATGGGCCACAATGCAGGCAAACCGCTCCTTCCGATCATGGAACGGCTGAAGCTGCTTGCGCGGCGCGTAGGGGATTTCAATTGTCGGCATTTTTCCAGTGGATGGTCAGCGGGCCGTCATTGCTGGTCAGGTTGACGTCCTGCTTTTCACGCCAGCCTGCGCGCGTCTTCATCCAGAACATAGCCGCGGCCTTGCAATCGGCATGCGTTGCGCCCTTGGCGATGGCCTGCCCGCTGGCGAGGCTGAACAGGTATTTTCCCACTGTGGCGTTGGCCTTTATAGAGGAAATCCTGAGTTCTTCGGGGTAATACTTGGCCAGCGTTGGCTTGCTGATCCCGATGTACGTGCCGATGTCCTCTTGCGTCATGCCGAAGGACGCAAGGGCCCTTACCTCGGCACGGGTTTCGTCTGTTGGCTGGTGAAGCGGCGTGCTCATGCTGCCACCCGCTCGGCCTTCAGTTCGCCGAAAGCCTGCCCCGTGGATTCAAGCGTTGCCGCCTGCCCGGTGAAATCCTGCCAGCGGGTGATGATGACGTCGTTGTAACCAGCGTCCCGCTCCATCAGGAAGGCTCGCCGGTTCGTTCTTTCGCACACGATACAAAGCGTGCCGCTTCCTGCGAACAGGTCCAAAACCGCGCCGTTCTGCGGAACAGAAAGATATTCCGCCGAAAACTCGATGATTTCAGTGGGCTTTTGCGTCGGGTGAACGCTTCCCTTTAGGGCCGCTCTGTTGACAGTCTTGCTCCGAAGTGGGCGGTCTTCCGTCGTCCACGCAAGTTCGCCGTCGCTCATCGTCAGCCCGTCTTGCCCCTTGCTCCAGTAAAGCCACCCGCGCGTGGCCGGCAGAAGGTCTGCGAAGTAATTGCCGCCCCAAATAACCGCAGGGACGCCAAGTGCGACGATGTAGTTGAAGATTGAAGCGTCGGGGCGCTCAGAATCCCAGCCCTTCTTTTCGTGATGCTTGCGGTTGTGCTTGGGGTTTGCGCTGACCGATTTTTTCTGCCCATCGATGCCGATGCCGTAAGGCGGGTCGGTGATGATTGCGTTAGGCACGTTCCCCGCCATCAGCCGCTCCACCGCATCGATGCTGGTGCTGTCCCCGCACATAAGCCGGTGCCGCCCAAGCAGCCACACGTCGCCCTCGACCGTCACCGGCACCGCAGGAACCTCTGGCACGGCGTCAGCGTCGGTCAGGCCTTCGGTCGGCTCGGCGATGAAGTTGGCAAGTTCGTCGGTGTCGAAACCGGTGAGGGTGAGGTCGAAGTCGGCCAGGTTCAAATCGGCCAACTCCACCTTCAGCATGTCGATGTCCCAACCGGCATCCAGTGCAAGGCGGTTGTCGGCGATAACGTAGGCGCGCTTCTGCGCTTCGGTGAGGTGCGAGGCTTGCACGGTGGGCACCTCGTCCAGCCCCAGCTTGTGGGCCGCCATGAGGCGGCCGTGGCCTGCGATGATGCCGCTGTCGCCGTCCACGATGATCGGGTTAAGGAATCCAAACTCGCGGATGCTGGCGGCGATCTTTGCGACCTGTGCGTCCGAGTGGGTTCGGCTGTTGCGGGCATACGGGATCAGCGATGCGACCTTGGCGGTCTTGTATTCTGGCGTCACGGTAGCCTCTCATCTCGACCATCCGGCCGGTGGATTGAGTTTGAACCTTAGCACGCGGCGGCGTCTGGCGCAACGCGCTGGCCGAAGAGGCCGAAGCCATTCCAAAAAAAATGACCCGGCGGGGGAGGAACCGCCGGGCCAAGTTGCATGACCGTCCAGAGAGAGTGCTGAGAGAATAGCGCGGCGAAGGCGGCCAAGCAAGTGTCCTGGCTGGTGGCCTGCGAATGGCCTGCGAAGGTAGAGTTTACACGCGAAGGTATCGGAACGCGATAACTTGTAAGTAATTGGTTTCCTTTTGAAAAAGGGCTAAGTTACACAGATATCTGTACTATATACTTACCACAGAGTACCCCAATACCACCTATAGGGGCCTATCTGGTGGTGATAATATATGTACCTAAGGGAAGCGGTCGCTACCATGCAAGATGGCCGTTTTTCGTAGAGATATCAAAAGCTTGCAAGATATCCAGCCCGATACCTTTAACGTGTAACATTTAACTTCGTCTCCACTCAACAAAAAACGCGCCCGAAGGCGCGCCCCTTGCCCATCCCGGCCCACCAACTCACGCAATGAACCAAATGTCCGCCACCTTGCCCTTCCACGCCTTCTTTGCGCGTTCCTTTCGGATCATTCCGTGCGCTTCCATCTTCGCCAGGATCGGCTCAAGAACGGGCGGCTTGATCTTCATGCGGTTCGCCAGCACGCTCGTTGACGCACCCTTCTCTGGGTCGATGTAGTTAATGACGCGAGCGGCGATGGCTTCCTCTGGGCGCTCCTTGCTGTTGTCGTTGGCAAAGACCAGCTTGATCTTGGCGTCCAGTTCGGCGCGAACATAGGCGAAGGCCCAGCGGACATGATCTGCGGTTCTGAGGCATCCCGGTATGGCAAGGATAAAGCTGATCTTTGCGACGATCTCATAGGATCTGCGGATCATCGCGACGGACGCCTCGCCGGTGTTCTCTGCCATTTCCTCGGCATATGAATGCAGCCACTTGCTGATCTTGCGCAGCATTTCGCTGGCGTCATCGTCGGTTCTGACCAGTTCGCGCTCTCCGGCATATTCGATCCGGCCGCCGCTGTTCATCACGTCAAAATCGCCGCCGTGGAAAATCTGCGCCAGCTTCATGGCCAAGCCTTCGGGCATCGGGCGCTTGCGGAATGCGTCACGTTCCTCTGGGTTGTTGTCAGTCTCTGACACGATGATGGCGCGGCCCACGAAGCCTTGCGTTGCGGTTTCGCCGTCCATGATCTGGTCAAAGGTGCCGGGCGTGGTGAAGCCGACCACCGACAGGAATGGGCGGTCCAGGCCCTCGTCTACCATTCGCAGCATCCGCTGGCCGCGTGCGGCCTGATCTTCGCGGCCATCGTCCTCGGCCTTCGCGGCGATTGCTCCATACAGCTTTCGCAGTTCGCGCTTGGTGTCGCCGTTCAGAATTAGGCGGCTGTTGGCTTTGGAATAGCCAGACATGATCGCGCCGAACACGCTCTCAAGGTATGCCGCGCCACCACGGCGCTGGGCGTTGCGGACCTTGACAAGGAAGATGCCGATCTCGTCGATGATGTAATATGCCGCCTGATGTTCGATCAGGTTCCGCATGATTTCCTGCTCGGACTTGATGCCGCCCTGCAGCGCATAATGTACGCCAGCGGCGATGTGCAGGTCTGTCGTGGCCTGCATGACTGCTTCCTTTCCCGTGGCAGACGCGGCCACGCAGAAGGCCAGAAGATTGGTTGTAACGCCGTCTCTGGCGTCCTCGTGGCGCAGCCCACCGATGTTGCCGATGGTTGCGATGGCAGAGGCCACGGCCAAGCGGCGGCGCGGGTAGCGGCACTGGCTGTCGATCCACGCAGCCACGTCACCGACAAAGCCCGGCGGGGTCAGAAGATCCACGCCGTCAAGCGGGAATGGCGACGGAAAGCGGTCGTTGTTCTCTGGCACCTCTGGGGCGGGCGGCGAGAAATCCTCGGCGCTGAAGTCGTCAGAATATGTCTGCGCGGGCTGCGCTCCAAACTTTGCGCCGTTGTATCCTGCCTCGAAATCGCCGAAATCATCCGCGCTCATTTAATTGATCCCCTATCCACTTTGCGAACGCCGCTTGCTCTCCGGGCGACATGCGCTTGAACAACGCCCCAGCCAATCGTTTGATTTGCCTGGAGGCAAACAACGCATAGCCGCCGCCGCCAAACCCGCCCATGCCACCAAGCCGATCCATGGCGGCCAGGGCGTAGCACTCCAACTCGCCGGGGTGTGCTGTTTCGGCCCAGAAGCGGGCTTCCTCGCGGGCTGCGCCATCTATCAGCGGCAAGACGGGCATGCCAGCCTGATTGATTTGCAGCCAGTCATAGCAGGCCCACGCCACGGCCTCTGAGTCCTGCTTTGCAAATGCGCCGAGGTGGATCAAGCACTGCTCCACAATGAAATCAGGCACGCGCGGCAGCGCGACTTGCTCAAGCCTCTCGGCGATCGGCGGCGGTGGCGGCGCAGCAGTAGGCGCGGCAGCGGGCGCGTCTTTCGTGGGCGCAGGAAAATCCCAGTCCATCACTGAACGCCCGCGTTGGTGAAATAATCGGACAGGCCCTGCAGCGTTCGCAGCGTAGGATTGTCGTTCTTGCCGTCACGGATCGCGGCCAGAGTATTGCGGTGAACGCCGGTGGCGCTCGACACAATATCTAGTCGGCGGTCAGCCAGAAGGCGCTTTATGTCGTCCAGTGTCAGCATGTCGTTTTCTCCATCGCTGTGCATCTTGCCCTCTTGACATGCCATGACGCAACATGCAATGTCAACAAGCGGGATTTGGAGCGTGACCCGCCACGCGAGGCACAAGGTGCCAAACACGAAAGGAACGATCCATGTCCATCATGGAGTCAGCTCGCAAGCCGGTAGATCGGCCTGTGATAATTACTATTTGCGGTGACGCTGGGCGAGGCAAAACGAGCCTTGCGGCGGCGTTCCCGAAGCCGATCTTTATCCGCGCAGAAGATGGCATGCAGGCCATTCCAGAGGATAAGCGCCCGGATGCTTTCCCGCTGCTGCAGAAGGCAGGCGATCTGTGGGATCAGATCACGGCAATCATCCACGAGCCGCACGATTACCAGACATTGGTGATCGACAGCGTGACGGCACTAGAGAGGCTGTTCGTGGCGGATGTCCTGGCCCAAGACCCGAAAGCCAAGAGCATCAACCAAGCGCTTGGCGGGTATGGCGCAGGAACGGCCGCAGTGTCAGCGATGCATCAGCGTGTTCGCAAGGGCGCTGGGCTGGCAAACGAAAAGCGCGGAATGCATGTCGTCTTCGTGGCGCACGCGGATGTTGAGACGCTGAAGCTGCCTGACGTTGACGACTACATGCGCTGGACGCTGCGGCTTCCGACGAAATCGCAGCCGCCCTACACCGATGACGTTGATGTCGTGGGGTTCCTGCGATTGGTGACTTACACCAAGGGCGAAGATGGGGACCGCAAGAAGGCCATTAGCACGGGCGACCTTGAAATGGTTGTCCACGCCACGGCTGCAAACGTGTCCAAGAACCGTTACGGCATCACAGACCCGCTGGAATATCGCCTCGGCCACAACCCTCTGGCGCGCGTTATCCCGTCCCTCGGTGGCATTGCCCCGGCACAAACAAAATCCAAAAATGAAGGAGAAGCAGCATGAGTTTCTGGGATCTTTCCACCGGCGATACAGCCGCAAACACCGGAACCGAATATGAAGTGCCTTCGGGCAGCATTGAGCCGATCCCGGCAGGATCGTCGGTTCTGGCCATGATCGATGAGATCAAGTGGGACCGCAAATTGTCTGGCGAGGAGTTTATCTCGGCGCGCTGGACGGTGCTGGCGCCAGACGAATACAAGAACCGCAAGGTGTTTCACAAGCTGTGGGTCACTGACGCAGACCCAGGCGCGAAGGACGAGGCGGCCGCCAAGAACAAGCGCGACAAAGCCCGCAAGATGCTTGCCGCGATCGATGCCAATGCAGGCGGAAAGCTGACCGCAAAGCCTGGCATTCCCAGCACAGACGATCTTGTGATGGCGCTGACAAACAAGCCGATGATCTGCACGATTATGATCTGGTCGATGCCGGACACGCGCAACGGCGGCATGATGCACGGAAATTGGCTTTCCGCGGTAGCATCAAAATCATCAAAGGAAATCCACATCGCTGAGGCCAAACCGCTTCCTGCGGGCGGGTCTGGCGTGGCGGCACGGCCGCGCGATGACTTCGGCGCAGCGCCTGCTGGTGGCGGGTATCGCGCGCCGGTGATGGATGACGAGATCCCGTTCTGATGAATGGGCCGCCCAGCGCCGTGAAGGTTGGAGCCGATTACCCTGAGCATTCAGAGGCACGGCGCTGGGCAACAACTTTTAACAGATTGGAGCCGAAAATGGAACAAAGGACAGACGAGTGGTTTGCGGCGCGCAAGGGCCGGATCACAGCGTCAAGCGTCGGTGCAATCCTTGGTAATGCGCCTTACGCCACGCGCGATGACGTGATGCGCCGCATGGTGCGGGAGTGGGTCGGTGCGCCAACGGAGTTTGAGGGCAACATCGCCACCGAATACGGCACGCGCAACGAGGCTGGGGCGCTGACCGAATACACGATGGAGACAGGCAACGCGGTGCAGACCGTGGGGTTTATCGCCATCGAGGACTGGGCCGGATGCAGCCCGGACGGGTTTGTGATCAACCATGACAAGGGTCTAGAGATTAAGTGCCCGTTTGGCCTGCGGAAAGACGAGGTTCCGGAGTTCAAGACGCTTGCGGAGCAGCCGCACTATTATGACCAAATCCAGTTTTCAATGTGGGTTACTGGCAAGCTTTTGTGGGATTTTTATCAGTGGTCGCCGCGCGGAACTTTACTTGAAACTGTAAGATGGGACTGGGAATGGCTGAACCAAAACCTGCCACGCCTGCGCCAGTTTTACGCCGAGTACCTGGCCGAGCGTGAAGATCCTGCGATTCACTTAGAGCCAAAGCGCCCGATCATCGACACGCCGGAAGCGCATCGCATCATGACTGAATATCAAGAACTGTGCGAAGCCATTGATCGGGCCGAGGAGCGCAAGAAGGAATTGCTTTCCGATATGACGGTGATTGCCATGGATCGGAACGTGGTGTTTGCCGGGCGCAAGCTGACCAAGATCGAAAAGGCTGGCGCAATTGCTTATGCAAAGGCCGTCAAGGCGCTGATGCCTGATGCCGATCTGGAGCCGTATCGCGGGAAGCCGTCCAGCTATTGGGTGGTGAAATGACCCTTCGTCCCTACCAGGCTGATGCCGCACAGGCCGCGCTGGACTGGATGAAACGCAGCACAGCGCCGTTCGTCATCGATGCCGCGACAGGCGCGGGCAAGTCTCACATCATTGCAGAGATTGCGGCGGTCATTCACGGCATGACAGGCAAGCGCGTGCTGTGCCTTGCGCCCAGTGCTGAGTTGGTGGTGCAGAACCGAGAAAAGTTTCTGGCAGCCGGCAACAAGGCCAGCATGTTTTCGGCATCGGCCGGCGCAAAGGAGTTGCGCCATCCCGTCGTGTTTGGGTCGCCGCTGACCGTCAAAAACAAGATCAGTAGGTTTCAAAAGGAGGGCCCAGAGGGCTATGCCCTGGTGATCTTGGACGAAGCGCACGGCTTGTCGCCAACGGTTCGCAGCATCATCGCCGCAATGAGGGACGGAAACCCAAACCTGCGGGTTTGCGGTCTGACGGCCACGCCTTACCGTTTGGGGTCTGGGTGGATCTTCCGAGAGCATGACAGGGGCAAAATCAATGGCGAAGACACGGCGCGCGATCCATACTTCGCCAAATGCGTCTACAAAATAGACGCGCGGGCGCTGATCGACATGGGGTTTCTGACGCCACCCGTGATTGGCCAGATCAACGCCAGTGGATACGACACCTCTGGCCTGGCGCTGAACAGTCGTGGCCAGTTTGACGCTGATGCGGTGGACCGAGCCTATCACGGCCACGGACGCAAGACGGCGGCCATCGTGGGCGACGTGGTGGCGCAGGCGCAGGATCGGAGGGGCGTGATGTTCTTCGCCGCCACGGTGAAGCACGCGCACGAAATAATTGCCAGCCTGCCGCCGGAACTGTCTGGGATCGTCACGGGAGAAACGCCAAAGGCAGAGCGCGACAGCATCTTGCGGCGGTTCAAGGCGCAGCAGATCAAGTATCTGGTGAACGTCTCTGTGCTGACCACCGGCTTTGACGCCAGCCACGTCGATCTAATTGCCATCCTTCGCAAGACCGAAAGCGTTGGGCTGCTGCAGCAGATCATCGGGCGCGGCCTTCGCCTGCATACTGGCAAGACCGATTGTTTGGTGCTGGACTACACCACAAACCTTGATGATCACTGCCCGGATGGAGATTTGTTTGCGCCGGTGGTGAAGGCTGGCAAGGCGTCTGCCGGTGAGGGTGGCATGGAGTGTGTTTGCCCAGCCTGCACTTATGAAAACAGCTTCACAGCGAACCCGCTATATCTGGCCTATGGAAAGGACGAGGCTGGATATATCCTCGACCTGGACGGGCGTCAGGTCATGTCCGAATTTGGTCCTATCGCTGGCCACTATGGCAGGCGCTGCATGGGGCTGGTGCAGGCCGGAAAGCGCGGCGAATACGAGCGCTGCAGCTATCGTTGGACCCACAAGGAGTGCCCGCATTGCGCCGCAGAGAATGACATTGCAGCCAGATATTGCATCGCCTGCAAGGGCGAGATTGTGAACCCAAATGATAAGCTGGTTGCAGATTTCAAGGCGCTGAAACGCGATCCCACGCGCATTCAAACCGACAGGGTTCTAAGCATGTCTTGCGCGCCTGGCGTTAGCAGGTCTGGGAACCGCACATTGCGCGTGGAATGGGTCACGCCTTATCGGCAGTTTGCGACGTGGTTCTTGCCGGACGCGCCGCATGTTCGCGGGCAAGTGGCATGGCAAGCGTTTGAGGCTGTGACGCGCAATGGCGAAATAGCGCCATCAACCGTCACTTATGCGAAAAACGCGGAGACGGGGTTTTTCGACATCAAGTCGTACAACAGGCCGGCCGATGAGGAGCCGGATGCTAAGCCAGAACCAGAATGGAACCCATTTGACGAGGTGGAACAACATGCGGCTGAGTGACTTTCAAGACATCGCACAGCGTGGCGTGGTGACGTTTGGCGACATAGAGTATCGAGGAAAGTGCGCCACAGAATCTCAGGAGCAGGTCACGTTCTTTGGCCGTCTGCGGCGCGAATACGGGGCGACTTGGGGATCTCTGGCCATCCACCCACGGAACGAAGGCTTGCGATCTGGTGGGCAGCTTGCCGCCATTGCGAAGCACAAGGCAGAAGGCATGACGCCAGGTGCGGCCGACATCATCATCCCTGGCCGGGTGACGTTTGTTTGCGAATTGAAGCGCCGAGATCCAACGCAAGGACGCTGGCAGGACGGGCAGCGCGAATATCTTGAGGCGGCATCAGCGGCTGGGGCGTTTGCCTGTGTAGCGCTGGGATGTGATGCGGCATGGCAGGCTTTCCACGCTTGGCTCGTGGCTCAGGCATGAAGATAAAAGGCCCTGTCTTGTTTGCCAGTGATGATAGCGATGAGGCTGTTGAGGACGCGAAGACATACATCAAGCGGTTTAGGTTGACGCCTGACGATGTTCAGCTTGTGAAGCGTGGCGGGCAAACGCTTGTAATTGCAAAACGAAATATATCAAACAAACTGTGCGATAAGTAAAACTCCCGGCTTTTTGCAAACATGCAGCCGGGAGTTTGAGGTGTTTACTTCACGCCGTTTGCAAATGTCTAATCTGTCCGCGCAAGATCATTCTTCGTTCCCTCTTGTGTAGCCGATACGGAAGGTGACGGCGCCCTTCAGTATTTCGCTTTTCGGCGTCCTCACTTCGTAATTGGTCACCGTGTCGGCTTTCGTGCGGCCGCTGGCAAACTGGTACAGAAAGCGGACATCTATCGTTTCGCCGTGGATTTTGATCAGGCCGTTCACGATGTCAGCGAGTTGTCCAAGGTTCATTGGTAGCCAGCCCCGGGCCAGTCCTGCCCGCTGAACTTCTCGTTGGCTTCCTCTTCGAGCATCTCGATAAAGCGGCGCAGGCCGTGCAGGGCGTGGCGGCCGAAGGTATCACCCGACTTTGTCAGTCCGTTCCTGCGCAGCGCAGCGCAGATCAGCGAGTCGGCCGCGTCGAGGTTGTTAAGCATCTCCGCGATGCTGTCCGGTTTGGCGTTCTTTTTGATCATTTCTTCCTCCATCCATAGTATGCGATCAGAGCAGCTTCCGCGCGCCCGTCGTCTTTCTTCCGAGCCCACAGCCCCGCCTGATCCGGGAACACCCCGCTGGCGTATGCCCTTGACGCATCCTTGTCGCTGTTCAGGCCGAAGTGCTTCTTCCAGTCGGCCGGGGACACTTCCATCGTCGGCACGCCCGCGTGGAACAGGCAGGACCGGATCTCGCCGTATGCTTGGGCGATCGTGGCCACGTTCTTGACCCCGATCATGCGCGGGTAGAACGGCTTCTCGATCCAGCAGAACCGCACGCTGCCGATCTCCGACAACACCGCCCGCTTGCCCTCGATCGTCGCCGGCATGTCGTGGACGACCACCGACATGTCCTCGCCGTCGATCACCGCAATGGCACCTTGCCGGCCTGGATCTATGCCCATGTAGCGGCTCACAGCAACTGCTCCTGAACAGGTTTCGCTATCGGCTCAACAAACAGGTCGGGCTGGCGCATGGCTTCGTCCACACGCTTGCAGGCGATGGCGAAGTATTCGGGGTCCAGTTCAATGCCGATGAACGCGCGGCCTAGCTTCTGGCAGGCAACACCTGTGGTGCCGCTGCCCATGAAGGGGTCGAGGATGGTGTGGGCGTTGGGCAGGAAGCCAAGGCACCACTCCATGAGGGCGACGGGCTTTTGCGTGGGGTGGACCCGGTCAGGTCGAGTAGACCGCGTTGACTTCGTAAACTCCCGCAACGCCCGCCCTGTAGACGCCCAAGCCAACTCACCATCTGCGAAGTCACCGCCAATCAATTTGCGCCAATACAACCAAGAAGGGGTTGGCGGCAAAATGTCTGA